AGGCTAAGGAGAAGGTTCTCCTGATGCTGGCCCAGGGTAGTACCATCACCCAGGCTATGGGCTCTGTCAACCGCAATGAGGTAACCTTCCGTCAATGGACGATGAAGGACGAAGACTTTAAACAACGAGCCGATGCCGCCCGCCTAGAAGGCAAGGGCGTCAAGGCTGACTTGAAGAACCTCAAGGATATTACCTTTGAGGAGTTCTCTGAGCAGTTCCTAGACACCAAACTCTTTGAGCATCATAAGGACTGGGTAGACTTGATTGAGGGGCGGCAGCCCCGCTGGCTACACCCAGCTATGACTTATGAGCCAGGTGCTGCTAACCGAGTCCTAATTAACGTTCCACCCGAGCACGCTAAGTCCACAGTCATCACGATTAACTATGTGACCTACCGACTAGCTGTAGACCCGAATGTTAGAATCATCGTAGTCTCTAAGACTCAGGGCATGGCCCGCAAATTCCTTAGCGCCATCAAGACAAGACTTTCCCACCCTAACTGGATTAAGCTCCAGACGGCCTTTGGCCCTAATGGTGGATACAAGGCAGATTCACAGACGTGGTCTGCCGACATGATTTATCTAGGAAGCGGACGAGACTCTGGCGAGAAAGACCCTACGGTGCAAGCCCTAGGCTTTGGCTCGCAGATTTACGGTGCTCGTGCCGACTTGATTATCCTAGACGATGTTGTGATGAACTCCAATGCCCACGAGTGGGAGAAGCAAATTGAGTGGCTTCAAAAAGAAGTCATCACACGCTTAGGACGACACGGGAAACTACTGATTGTAGGGACCCGTGTTGCTCCCGTAGATTTGTACAAGATGATTCGAGATGGTCAGCAATGGACTGGTGGCAAATCTCCGTTCACATACTTTGCTATGCCAGCTGTATTAGAATTTGATGAAAAGCCTCAAGGGTGGAAAACACTCTGGCCATGGACGGATAGGCCTGAAGGCGAGAAAGATGAACCAAATGAACAAGGACTCTACCCCAAGTGGGACGGCCCCTCTCTCTTCACTAGACGAAGCGAAGTGGCGCCTTCTGTCTGGGCAATGGTTTACCAACAAGAAGATGTCGTCGAAGACGCAATATTCGCGCCAGCAGCAGTTGCAGGATGTGTCAACGGTATGCGAAAGCGCGGACCACTTAAACCGGGTGCTGCGGGTCATCCCAAGAATTTAGAATCTGCCTATACGGTTATTGGTCTTGACCCTGCGATGACGGGTAACACGGCAGCGGTGGTCTTGACCTATAACCGACAAGATAGCATGATTTACATTCTCGACTGTGTAAACATGACTGACCCAACACCAATGAAGATTCGTGCCCTGATTGAAGATTGGGTACAGCGATATAAACCACAAGAGTTAAGAATTGAAATCAATGCACACCAGAAAGCATACGCACTCGATGACGACTTGCGTAACTGGCTCTCAATGTATGGGTGCCAACTCAACTCTCACTTCACTGGTAAGAATAAGTGGGATACTTCTTTCGGTGTGGCTTCTATGGCAAGTCTTTTTGGCAGCCTTAGAGATGGAAGATTCCAAGATAACAACTCAATAGAACTACCAAGCAATGAAGGTAGCGAAGGACTTAAGGCTCTAGTACAACAGCTTATTACCTGGAAGCCTGAGACTAGAAACCCCAGCGACTGTGTGATGGCTCTATGGTTTGCAGTAATTCGTGTACGCGAGTTGATGCAGCAGAATTCACAGTCAGCCAGATGGATGCAAAACCGTTGGGCTACTAGAGCACAAACAGAGAGACGATTCTCAATTAACTTAGATGAAGCCATTGCAGAACAATGGCAACAGACATACGGATAGGAACTAATATGAGCTCGACTAGAAATAGTGGTGGCATCTCTGGTAAAGGTGCTAAGAACGTAAATCCACTTTACGGTCTCATGCAGACAGCTAACAATTATATCAAAAATATAAATAAAGAAATGCTAGATGTAAAGAACGCCACAGATAAATATGGATGGGATAGTCCTCAGCGCAATCGTCAAGCTAGACAAGTGCGTGGTGCAGTATTTCAAGCTCGACGCTATAAAGATTAAATTTTTCTATAAGTTAGGATATTATGTTATCGATTGAACAGATTGCAGCACGAGTTGACTCGTTGCGCTTTCGTAACGCAGACAGGGACGCACGCAACCTTGATGTCCTTGCTGTCCGTAAAGGTCAGATTGCCAGCGTATATCCTGACTTCTTTCCAGATGGAGTAGATGCAAATGTCGTTGCGAATTTTATTGACATTGTTGCTAGAGACTTATCTGAAGTTATGGCGCCTCTGCCTGCCGTCAACTGCTCGGCAGCAAACCAAACGAGTGACCGTGCTCGTGCTTTTGCTGACAAGCGTACTCGCATTGCTAGCAATTATTTTGCTCACTCTGACTTATCCGTTCAGATGTACTCGGGAGCGGACTGGTACATAACCTATGGTTTCCTACCATTTGTCATTGAGCTAGATGCTGAAGCTAAACTACCTCGTATTCGCCTAGAAAACCCAGTGGGTGCTTACCCAGAATTCGACCGTTATGGTCGTTGCATCGCATTTGCGAAGCGTTATCAATTAACGCTAGGCGAACTTGTTGCCCAATTCCCTGAGTATGAGCGCAGTCTCCTTGGTGGACTTGGATATAAGCAAGAACTAAACTCTCTTATTGAGATGGTTCGTTACTATGACAAAGACCAATCGGTAATCTACTTACCAGATAAAAATAATCTTGTCTTGTCATCTGTTAAGAATCCACTTGGTAAGATGATGATTGTTGTAGCACGCAAGCCATCTATCGATGGCGAAATGCGTGGACAGTTTGATGATATCTTAGGTATCCAGTTGCTACGCAATCGCTTTGCGTTGCTTGCAATGGAAGCTGCAGAAAAATCTGTACAGTCTCCAATCGTACTTCCACAAGATGTACAGGAGCTACAGCTTGGTGGAGATGCGGTCATCCGTACTTCAAACCCAGCAGGTGTACGTCGCGTAGAGCTTACTCTACCGCAAGGCGCATTCACAGAACAAACTCTTCTTAATCAGGAATTACGCGTTGGCGCTCGTTATCCCGAGGGACGCACAGGAAATGTCAACGCATCTATTGTCACGGGTCAGGGCGTTCAGGCTCTCATGGGCGCGTTCGACACCCAGGTCAAATCTGCACAGGCAATCTTTGCTAGCGCCCTCCGTGATACAATTCAGATTTGCTTTGAAGTTGATGAAAAGATTTTCCCAGATGAGAAGACCATCCGTGGTGTAGATGCTGGCGCTCCATATGAAATTACTTATAACCCTAAGAAAGATATCAAGGGTGACTATAGCGCTGATGTGCGTTATGGTATGCTTGCAGGATTAAACCCAGCACAGGGCCTTATCTTTATGCTACAAGCTCTTGGTGGTAAACTCATCTCCAAGGACATGGCTATGCGTGAATTACCATTCAGCGTAAACGTCAGCCAAGAAGTAGAAAAAATTGAGATTGAAGATATGCGTGCTGCGTTGCTTGCTTCGCTCCAGGCGTACACTCAAGCTATTCCTCAGCTTGCCGCTACTGGTGGAGACCCAAGCCAAATCGTATCTAAGATTGCACAGGTAATCAAGGCACGCCAAAAGGGACAGGCGATTGAAGATGCAATTGAAGAAATCTTCCCCGCCCAACAACAGGTTCCTCCTGCTGGCGCACCAATGGTTGAGCAACCGTCCCCTGCTCCCGCTGCTCCAGTAGGAGGCGCTCTTGGCGCAGGAGAAGCTGCACAAGCAGCACCAGATATTATGAGCTTACTATCAGGTTTAACTGGTGGAGGCGAAGCTACAGCAAGCGTAAGAACTATTCGTCGACGATAATCTAGGAGGGGACAATGACAACGATTATTGGCGTTGAGTATGATGACAAGTCTGTCATTGTTGCTGATAGCCGCATCACTGATGATAGTGGTAAAGTTTATTCACATCCTGTTATGCGTAAGATTGCACAACGTGGTGCGTTGCTTATTGCAGGAGCTGGCGAGGTTGCCCCTTGTGATATAGCGCAGAATATTTGGGTACCACCAGCATTTACAGCGAAGGACAAGAAGGACGCCTATCGCTTTATGATTACCAAGGTTATGCCATCACTTCGTAAATGTCTTACAGATAATGGCTACAACTTTGATGAACCTCACGACAAAGATAAAGATGGACTAAGGTTCCAGTTTCTTATTGCAGTCGGTGGCGAACTCTTTGATGTTGACCAAGATTTGGCGGTGATGAAGAGTGAAGAAGGATTCTACGCAATTGGAAGTGGCGGGTCCTACGCTCTTGGAGCTCTTTACGCAGGCGCTGATGCCCTCACTGCTATGGAAGTGGCTGCACGAGTTAGTGCATATACAGCAGCACCATACCAAATAGAAGAACAAAATAAGTGAGCAAGTTTACAGAGGCTATAGAAAAAGCCATGAGAATACTTGCTGAAGATTTAGAAGACTCAGAAAGTCAGATATGTACTGGATGGGTTTTAGTAAGTGAGTGGAGTGACTTTGAAGGCACACGCTATCTCATGACAGATGTAAGTGAAAACATGAATCCTTGGTTAGCTAAGGGTATGTTGTTATCAGCAGAAGAATATTCGTACAGTCCAGAGGAGGATGTCAATGGCGGAAAATAGAGGCGGATTTCGTCCGACTGCGCCACAGAACAATCCAGCCAATATTAATTCTCTTGGCGGAAATGGACAGTCTGGAACACAGGCTGCTCGTTACATCCCAGGAATGGGCTATGGTAAAGCTAAAGAAATGGTTGAGCAACAACGCGGCGCTGCAATGCAGGGAAGTTTTAATCCTGCTCGAGTGCGAATGGGCGAAGAACGCTCTATGAATACTGGCCCAGCTGTTGTGCCACTAACTGCTCCAACTCAAAATCCAGAAGAAGTAATTACAACTGGTGCAAATGCTGGTAAAGGACCTGGAACTGAAATTCTAAATCTTCCTAAAGAGCCTAGCTATAATCCAGAGATTGATATGATTCGTATGTATCTTCCAGCGATGGAGTTCTGGGCTGCTCAGCCTGGTACACCACAGACGACTAAAGATTATGTCGCATACCTACGGAGTATCGTGTGAGTGTATGGGATACATTAGGTAATATACAGGATTGGTTACGCAGGAAGCCAGATTATAAACCAGCACCAACTGCTGGTCAAAGGTTACCTTCCGCAGCAAACCTACCTGGTGTTACAACACAACCTTCAGCCTACAATCCAGGATGGCGTGGACAATTTGGATTAACTTCTGACATTGCTAAAAACATGCCTAATAATCCTGGTGGATGGAATGATTCAGTAGAGTCTCTTCGTGCTGGGGGAATTAACATTGTTGGTGGAACACTTGGTGTTCTTTCTGAACAAACTATTGGTCGCGTTGACAAAGCAACTAATGGTGGAGTGACTAAGCTATTAATGGCGGGGCCAAAAAATGTTCGTTCAAATTATGCTTTTGTTAGAGCGGTTGAAGACAATTCTGCAGCAATGGGTATTCTATCCGGTATTGCTCTTGTTACTGGTGCCATTGCTGGTGGTATTGCAGGCATCCCACTGGGTCCTCTCGGGATTGCTGGTGGTGCTAGCGTCGGTGCGGGTCTTGCTGGTAAAGGTATTCGAAGCATCAGTAAAGCTGGTGCGTTCGGTGAAGAAACAGCTCAAGCAGCGCGGCTAGCTGAATCAGAAGCTGGGCAAGAGTGGTATAATTACGGAAGAGATGCAACCAGATTAGCTGGACAGTATGCATCTTTCATGGGATTTAAGTCACTCGGCTCAACACTTGCTGATACATCAAAAGGTTTTGGTGCTATAACATCTGGTCTGCTCAACTTTGGTGCAGAAATGACACTGTCTCCAGATATTGGTACTGGAAAAATTGCAGGAGCTGGTATCAGTCAAATTTTGCGTAGACCAATTGTGCGCCCACGACAGACAGTTACTGGATATTTACTCAGCAACTTTGAAGATAATCGCTCACTAAAGACATTACAAGAGAATGTCAACCTAATTGACCGTACAGTTGCTGGAGAACAGACAGTTTATACACCACTTTTTGAGTTTATAAACAAGTCAACTCCTGCTGAAGTAAGCAATCGCACGGGTTTGAACCGTGAAGTAGCTACAATTACATCACAAATTCTACCAGGTGAAGACTTTGCTACTATCGGATTAGTATTAAAAGCTGGTCAAGGTGACTATCAGTCTGTGCTTAAGTTAGCAGGAGAACGTGCTGACATTAAAGCTGAGTTAAATCGCTTAGAGGATGCACTAGTTGCTGTAGAAAAGAATGGAACAACTTACCTAACATACAAAGGTAAGCCAACTTTCCTATCACAAGAGCGTGTAGATATACTTGATGAAATCAATGCGGAAGTTGCTGCCTTAAAAAAGCGCCACTCTTGGTTAGATACAGCTCTAACACTAGATTCTAGAATGATGGATGTCACAGTTTCTAGATGGGCATGGGTTGAGAAGGTACGCAATGACCTTGCTAAGGAAAAAGTATCTAGAAAACTTGAGGCAGAAGGCGTAGTCCCGTCTCCACGTGAGACTGGTGTGGGACGAGTCCTGCAGTATGTCTATCAGAAGTCTCCGTTGTCGGTGCCAATCAGAGTTATCGACAGAATTGTAGATGATACTCCTCGTAATACAATTAACTTTAACGACTCAGTGCAAACTCCTGAGCGTCTTCGTACAAACATTCGTGCATCCGTAAGATTTAACGGCCTGCGCCCAGAAGAAGGCATGCAAATCTACAATAAGTACTTGACTTCCAAGACTGAAGTAGAAAAAATGAATGTAATCGATGAATACACCCAGCGTCTTGCTGAAAATCTTGGCGCTAAGTACCGTGTTAGTCCAGCAAGAATTGCCATTGTGCTAGAGGCATATGATAACGCATACCGCACAATGTTACAGGAGTCACGTACAGCATATATTGAGCGTCGAGGCTACTTCTTTGGTCCTAATGGTGTGGATGATATCGTAGCTGACCCACAACTTATTACACAGTTGGCTAACGGCGCATATTTGCCAGATGCTAAACTATGGGATAAAGCATTTAAGCGCCATGCTGAGAAGTATGGAGAAGGTGCTAGCTTTCCTGTAAATACTGCCCTTGTTGGCAAGTTTATAGCAGAAGAATTTAACAGCCTATGGCGTGGATTTACGCTTATGCGTACCGGTTACCCACTGAACATTATCCGTGACTCATCGGTTCGTGTATATGGTGACTTGGCCCTATGGGGTGTAGTTAAAGATTTAACTGAAGATACAATTAATGCAATCTTCAATACTAACAATACAGTAAATCGCGTAAAGACCAGCCTAGCAACTGCAGCAAGCCCTAAGAAGCAGGCACTATCCTTACGCCAGGATATCGTATTGCGACAGAACACTATTACTGCACTAGATAAGGCACTCAGGGAAGCTGGATTTGACCCAGCAAACCTACCAAAGAAAGTGCCTAACGATATACAGTCTATTATTGATGATATCAATACAGTCAAATCTACCGTTGAAGAGTTGCGTAGACAAGAAAAAGCTATCCTATCTAACGAGAAATTCAATGTTGTTAGTCGAGATAGAACTGTAGATATCTATCCTTATACATTCCCTGCGAAGTTTAGTGGCCGCAAAGGTGACATTACTCGCCAGCAACTTAGCCAAAAAGATGATATCCGCCGTGCGTTGACTAGCCTCAAAGAGCTTGAAATCGAGAATGTACGCAGAGGACGTGGTGGCGCTCGTGGTTTATTGCCTAATGAGAACGAGAATCTACACCTAGTAGAGTGGGAACAAACCCTTAGAGATACTCTTGGCTTCGACCCTGTAGCTCGCATGATTATGCAAGGTGCTGATAGGGTTGCTGTAACGAAATATTTACGCGGAGAAGGTAGCTCCTATATGGAGCGCATGGGATTACCTGCTGCAGAAGCAGGAAGTCAGTACAGCATTGTCAAGCAAATTGTTGATTGGTACGCTCCAACCCAGGAACTACGCGACATGGTGTTAGATGGGACTGTATCTGTTAAAGCCCTGCAGAGACTCTATCCTGATGTAAATACGCGTCCACCAGTGCTAACTGATTTAGTTAAAGACAATCTCGGCACAAGCAACGCCTACATAAAGGGTCGCAACTTTGTTAAGGATGCCGTTGCGTGGCTTTCTACAGCCCCTACGAGCCGTCTAATGTACAGCCCTTACTTCTCTACCAAATACCAGCAGAAGCTACAAGAGATGGTTCTTATAGCCAATCAGCAGGGTCGTAGACTAACAGATGCTGACCAAGACTTATTTGAGAATACAGCTCGTTCCTTTGCGATACGTGAGTACCGTGAAAAGCTTAACTCATTCCATAGAGATATGAACTATGGCGGATTAATTAACTATCTACTAGCATTCTTCCCTGCTATTGTTGAGCAGTATCGTGCGTATGGACGCATTACACTGGAGCATCCAGAGTTCCTAATCAAGTCAGCTCAGATTGCCACCATTCCAGATAGAGCTTTGAATGTACAGGAAGACCCATTTGGCTACCAGTATGTTGAAGTAGATATGCCATTCTATGGAGTTAAGGGTAGAATCCCCGCCTCATGGTTCAACGTGTACAACCCAACAGGTGGAGCAACTATAGTATCTGCTGGACCGATGCTCGCATACTCAATCAACGAATACGCTAAGCGTAACAACATTGAGAATATGGTTACAAGATGGGCATTACCTTTCGGTGCTCAGGCTAACTCTGCACAGATTCTTACGCCGAATACCTTGAAGCGTACAGCTCAAGCATTCCAAGCTCAGCTATATCGTAGCGGAGAACAGTTTAATAAAGACTCCAACATGTTCTTGCAGCAAATTGCAACCCAATATGTGGTTGATAATGGCAAAGCTCCTACTGGAAAACAGCTTGGGAAGATAATTGAAGAGGCTGAAGATAGAGCTGTTGCTCTAGCATGGCTTCGTTTTGGTGGCGCTTGGACATTCCCAACCCAGCCACAGTATGTAAGTTCCTTACAATGGGCACGCGATGAACTCAACAGAATGCGCCAGGCTGACCCAATTAATGGCGAAGAAGAGTTTACAAAGAAGTATCCAGAGTACTTCCTTATGACATCACGTATGGCTGATTCAACATCAGGTATCCATAGCGATGAAACATCTGTTGCTCTTGCTAAAAAGAATCCAGATTTAATTCGACGCCTTGTAGGTGAGATTGGTGAAGAGAATCTTACGGTTCTTGGAGCTATCTTTAATGATGACAACTATGCGTTTTCATCTGCTGCTCAAGCATATCTATCCTCTAGCAAGATTCCTGGAACCAATAAGAAGTTCCGTGAGTCAGCAGCTGTCCTTGATACAGCACGAAGTGCAATCGTATCTAAAGGCTGGTCAGATTATAATAAAGTTATTGAGACAGTAAGCGATGAGATTGAGCAGATACCAGGCTATTCTCCTGATAGAGGCTATGGAAAGCTTTTACTTGACAAGTATAAGAAGGCATTCGTAGAGCTACAGAAAGACCAGAATAAAATTTGGTATGATGAATGGGATTCATATACTGGTGGTGGCGGAGCAAAGCGACGCAAAGACCTAGTATACTCCCTCTCAATTGCAGCCAATACTCCAGAGCTCTGGAAAGACTTGAAAAAGCAAACACGCTGGACAAGCATAGTCAACTATCTGAACTTTAGATACGACATCTATGATGAACTGAAGGCTCGCAAAACGACTATTGACTCTCCTCGTGCAATAGACTTGAGAGAGAAGGTTAGCCTATTCGTTTATGCTCTCAGAAAGAATGATGTAAACTTTGGAAAGTTCTACGATAGATATTTTGATAATGACCAGTTTGACTTCGTATATGAGGGAGAATAGTAATGAGCTTTACTGATGTAGTAGGGCGCGGCAGTTCCGGTGCTGGAACAACCACGACAACAGGTACGCCAACTGCTGGTGTTATCAAAAACATCAATGATAGACTTGGCTCTATTGGTTTTCAGAATATCGCAGCAGGTGTTGATGTTACCGTAGATGAAGCTATCGATAGTCTAACCAAGGCTCAAAAGACTCAGATTGCTACTCTATTAGAAAAAGCTGGCTTTACTGTACGCACCCCTGCAGAACTTGGCTACATATTAAGCACAGCATTTCCTAATGTTGGCAAGAACTGGAAGGATTTTCCAGACCTATTTGCTCAGATTAAAGACCAGATTATTGCACAACCTAAAGACACTGGACCTAGCATAACCCGTTCTATTGCTAAGTATGATGAGTCAGTACTCAAAGAAGTTGCCCAGTCTATTGCTCTAAAGAAGCGAGGCGCCATGCTCAATGATGATGAACTAAAGCAGGCTGTTGACTTGGCTAACTCACTGATTTCTAAGGGCACAGTAACTGAGACTAAGAAGGTTCGTAATCCAAAGACTGGCAAGATAGAGAATGTTGTAACAACAACACCTGGATTTAGTCAGGAAAGATTCGGGGTTGAACTAGGTAAGAAGATTGAAGAACAGTCACCCGAGATGGTTGAACGACGTAAAGCATTTGGATTTATTGATGAGCTACAAAAGATTATGTCGGGAGGAATGTAGTGGCTGAAGAAACAGAACCCGGTACAATCACCGCAGCTGTAGCCGCTGCCAAAGCTAAAGCAGAAGCAGATAAAAAGAACGCTGCTCTTTCTAACCCAGCTATTACCGAGCAGATTCAAATGATTCTTGCTCTTAAAAGCATTGATAGCAAATTAGAAGAAGCCTGGCAACTCTACCTCAAGGGCGACTTTGATGGAATGAATGCTGCCATCTTACAGAGTAATTTCTATCGTAATAACAACTCTACAGCTCGTGCGCGTTTACAGGCTAAAACATCACAACCTGGAGTATATGCTGACGGCTTAGATAAGTATAGACTTGCTACTCGTAAAAGCCTTGTAAGCTCTGGCCTTAAAATGGATAACGCATTATTTGAGGGTCTAGCAGTAAAAGCCTATGATTCTGGCATGTCAGAGGACCAGCTTAAACAACTTATTGTTACCTCAGGTTTAGTTACTGGTTATGGTGGAGAAGTACTAGGAGATACTGCTGCTCTAAAATCTTACGCTAATTCTTTCGGAGTTGGCAAGTATTTGGATGATAAGTACTGGGCACAAAAGTCACAAGATTTATTTTTGGGAATAACAACCACACAAGATATTGAAGATGAAGTACGTAATCTTTCAGCCAGTGCATTTCCTGTTTATGCTGACCAAATTAAGGCTGGCATATCTGTAGACTCTTTGGCTTCGGCATATAAAGGTGCTATTGCTAGCATTCTTGAAAAGGATGCAGACTCTATTACTTTTGATAACCCACAACTACGAGCTGCTCTACAGTATGTAGATAAGGATGGTAAGCCAGCCGTTAAACCACTGTGGCAGTTTGAGCGGGAACTACGTATGACTCCTGAGTGGGAACTTACTAATAATGCTAGAACTACAGTAGATAATCTTGCATATAAAGTAATGAGCGATTGGGGTGTAATTTAATGGTTGTATTTGATGGCACTATGTTAATTGATGGTGGTGGAGATTCATATGAAACCCCGCCATCTAATACTTCTGTTACTACCGATACTGCACGTGTTCGTAGAGGAGAAGAAGCAGATAGACCAACTGTTGAACCTTCTATTGACTACGCTGCGATAGCAAGACAATCAGCATCTGAGGGAGAAGCAGCACTTGCAGAAGCAGAACGTCTTGCTCAATTAGCTCGTGAGGCAGAAGCAAGAGCAAAAGTAGAACAACAGCTTGCCGAATCAGAAGCTGCTAAAAAGGCAGCGGAAGAAGCGGCTGCAAAAGCTAAGGCAGAAGCAGACGCAGCAGCAGCTGCAGCAGCAAAAGCAGCTGCAGAAGAAAAAGCTAAATACGAAGCAGCGCTAGCAAAAGCAAAAGCAGATGCAGAGGCTGCTGCAAAAGCAGCGGCAAACGCAAATGCGGCTGATAAGGCCAGATTAGAAGCAGAAGCAAGAGCAGCTGCAGAAGCAGCCGAAAGAGCAAGACTAGCTGCGGAAGCAGCAACTAAAGCATTGGATGCTGCTAAAAATATTAACGTAGGCGGCAATGTATTTTTACCAGGTACACCAGCTGCTGGCGGTCTTGGTGCTGCAGATATTTTAGCAAAGCAGTACGCTGAACAACAAGCAGCCCGTGAAAAAGAACAGGCTATGCAGCGTCAGTCAATCATGGACGTTCTGACTGATAGGTTTAACCGCTACAATTTGAAGGGATTAATCCCTACTATTAAACGCTTGGCTCAAGAAGGGGCAACTGAAGCAACTATTACCCTTGCTCTACAAGAGACAGAAGACTACAAGCGTAGATTTAGAGGCAATGAAGAGCGTATCAAAAAAGGTTTAAGCGTATTAAACCCAGCTGAGTACTTAAATGTTGAGGATAGCTATCGTCAAATCCTACGCTCCTATGGACTAACACAATTTGATAATGATGAATATGTTAGCCAATTCATTGCTAACGATATGTCACCTGCTGAGTTATCAAATAGAGTGGTTACTGCTGTTCAAAGAGTTCGCAATGCGGACCCAGCAATATCGAGAACGCTTAAGGATTATTACGGCATTGGAAATCAAGATTTAGTTGCTTATGTTCTTGACCCGAACCAACAGTTCCAGAAGATTGAACGCCAAGTTGCTGCAGCTGAGATTGGTTCAGCAGGTCGCCTACAAGGCATTGATGTTGGAATACCAGTTGCTGAACAACTGGCAGCACAAGGCATTACCCAAGCTCAGGCTCAAAGAGGGTATGCAACCATCGCCGATATCCTTCCTACAGCAGAAAAATTATCCGATATTTATGGCAAACAGATGGATGAGTATGGCTTGCAAGAAGCTGAGCAAGAAGTATTTAATCAACTCGCTTCTGCACAACGCAAGCGTCAACGCCTAACACAGCGCGAAATCGCTGAGTTCTCTGGTCAATCTGGGGTTGGAAGAACATCCCTAGGTGGAACAACAGGCGGTCAATTCTAGAATCCTGAGCGGACCAATCGGCCCCGCCAGAGTAACAGACCGATAGCAAGAGCCAGCCCATTTCCCCGAATGGTAACTGTGGCTTGCGACTAACAACGAATAGAAGGGTGGGTTGCTATGAGCAACAACTACTGGGACGAAGAAGACGATGACCTAGATACACAAGAGCAGTATAATGGTGATGGCAGTGACTTGTTAAAAAAGTTACGCAAAGCCAAGCGTGCTGACGAAAAGCGTATCAAAGAACTCACTGAGCAACTTGAGTCACTATCCAAGGTGCAGCGTGAGCGAGTCGTAAAAGAAGTCCTAGCAAAGAAGGGTGTCAACGAAAAAGCTGCACGCCTTGTATTGAAAGACTTGGATGATGTTAACGAGGAGACAGTATCACACTGGCTCGATGATAACGCAGACTTGTTTGGAATCAAGGTACAGCAAGAAGAAGCCCCTATAAGTCAGCAAGACCTTGCACGGCTACGCCAGCAAGATGTCTTGACGCAAGGTGCTGTGACACCTGATAGAGGATTGGATTTAGACCAACGTTTAAATCAAGCAAACTCTGCTGAAGAGTTGCTATCAATTCTCCAATCACAACAATAATCCGTTCATAGTCTAGGAGACTAAAACTAATGTCAAACCAATATACCTCTACCGCGAGCACATCGCTCGGCGGTACAGTTGGTGGCGCAGGTCTCGTACAGAAGGCGTATGACCGTCTTCTCGAGTTCGCTCTCCGCTCAGAACCACTAATTCGTTCTGTCGCAGATAAGCGCCCTGCTCGCCAAGCTATCCCAGGACAAACCGTCGTACTCCAGAAGTATGTCGATTTGGACCAGGCTACTTCAACACTTACAGAGACAACTGACCCAGATGCAGTTTCTCTATCAACACCTACAACTGTCACCATTACTCTTAACGAGTATGGTAATGCAGTACTCGTAACCCGTGCTCTTGAGTTGTTCTCACTTGCAGATGTAGACCCAGCAATTGCAAATATCATTGCATACAACCTTGCTGATTCTATCGACTCTGTAGCAATGACAACTCTCCGCTCAGGTTCCAACAACATCTTCTCAGGCAACGCAACTTCTGTTGCTGGCGTAGATGCTGCTGATACAATTGACTCAGCTGACATCCGCAAGGCTGTCGCTAAGCTCCGTGCAAACAAGGCCAAGGCTCGCCGCGGCTCACTCTACTGGACAGGTATCCACCCAGAAGTTTCACACGACCTTCGTGCAGAAACCGGAAACATGGGCTGGAACTTCGTTCACGCACAAACTAATCCAGCTGTGGATAAGATTTGGGCAGGAGAAATTGGAGAATTCGAAGGTGCATTCTTCGTAGAATCCTCACGCCTTTACAATGCTAAGTCAGGTGCCGACCAGACCGCACTCGCTACAACCGCTGTAACCGTTGCAGGTACATCAGCAGGCTTCACCTTCGGTGTTGCTTCTTCTGCTGTTATCGCAACTCGTGCTGAAGTTGGCGACAAGATTGCTGGAACTGGTATT